CGCGGCGTCGATCAGCCGGTGAGCCAGGGCGCGCACCGAAGGGTTGGCGAGCGTGATCGTCTGGCCGCCTTGCTTAGCCATTGCGAACCTCCCTGATCTGCTGCCGGCGCGGCGAGGCGTCGCACAGGCTTTCGATGAGCTGGTCCACCGTCTGGCCCGAGGCCTTCTGGTAGGCGCGCCAGAACGATTGCTCGCCGATCTGATGCTGCTGCTGGTGGTGGCCGATGAAGTCGAGGTCGCGCCCGCAGAGCGGAACGGCGCGCCAGTCGTCCGGCTTCTGTGACATGCCCGCCCCGCTTCCGTTGCGGACGTGTGCCGCCTCGATCGGCGCGCGCTGGCAGCCGGGCCAGGCGCAATGGAAGGACCGGACGAACGCGAGGTGCGCCGGGGACTTCCAGCGGCTCTCGCGCTTTTCCTTCTTGGGCGCGGGCTCTTTGAACTTGCGGGGTGGGAGTGCCACGGTCAGGCCTCCTCTATTTCTGCGGCGGTGGCACGGCGAACGCCCTTGCAGTCGAACCGCATGTCGTCGTCGGTCGTCCAGCCATCACCTTTGCGGTAATCGCCGGTCACGCCTTCCACGACCCACCAGCCCTCGCCGGGGCAGTCGATGAGGTCTTGGACCGTATAGTCGAGAAAGCCACCGTAGCTTTGTTCGTAGCTGGCGGCGCCCGTGACACCTTCGGCCCTGCCGATCACCGTGCAGGTTTCGAGGGTATGGAACGGCCAATGCGGAAGGGTCTGATCCGCATTGTCGTGCGCCAGCACCTCTATGAGAACGTCCTCAGGAGAATTGAAGTCGAATTTCTCCGGGTGTTCCTCGCGCTCCGGCGCGGCGACAACGCTGTCGGCCAGCATTACCAGATGCTCCGGTCGCTGATGAACGGGATATCGTCGTCGAGGTCGTCCCCGAAACCGCCGTCGTTGCCCCAGTTGCCTGCGGCCGATCCACGGCTACCGTCGCCGCCATCCTGCCAACCACCGCGACCGGAGTTGTAGACCTCCTTGTCGCCGGACTGACGGCCCCAGTCACCGCCGGTGCGCTGGCCACCACGGTCGTTGCCTTCGCGCTGGCCGCTGCCGCGCTGCTGGCGACCGCCCTGCCCTTCGCCGCCGCTGTTGGCGCCGTCGAGCATGGTAAGCACGCCGTGCATGCCGCCGACTGCAACCTCGGTGGAGTACCGGTCATTGCCGTTCTGGTCCTGCCACTTGCGGGTGCGCAGCTGGCCCTCGACGTAGATCTTGGAGCCCTTGCGCAAGAACCGCTCGACGACGCTGACCAGCCCGTCGCCATTCACGACGATCGAGTGCCATTCGGTGCGCTCCTTGCGCTCGCCGGTGGCGCGGTCCTTCCAGCTTTCCGAGGTGGCGATGCGAAAGGTCGCGATCTGCCCGCCGTTGGCGAAGGATTTGACTTCCGGATCGGATCCAAGGTTGCCGATCAGGATGACCTTATTCACTGAGCCCGCCATGCGAGTTCCTTTCGAGAGAGTGGTCCCGCCCCGTGAACGCCTCGCGTGCCGGGCCGAAGATTGAGAAGGGATGCCGGGTTCATCCGGCCTTTCCGCGCCATGTCCTGCGCGTTGTCGGCCTGGGTTCCGGCAAACAGATGTTTGGGATTGACGCAGCTGGGGTTGTCGCAGCGGTGGCAAACGACCTGCTCGTCATCCAGTTCGCCGTAAGCCAGAACGTAAGCTAGGCGGTGTGCCATCCAGCGCTTACCGTCGTGCTGAACGACACCGTAACCGTGGCCATTGAAGGTGCCGCCCCAGACTATACACTGGTCGCCCGCCAGGTTGCGAAGCAGGGCTGCCGACATCGGCTTTGCCTTCTTCACCTTGTTAGCGCAGGCGCACGAACAGAATTGACGCGCTTCCCACTGCGACTGGCTGTCCCGCGCGCGGCGGGCGAACGAGGCGCCGCACACCTCGCAGGACTTTGCCACGGCCATGATCAGACCACCTTTTCTTCGCGAATGTTGAAGCCGGGGATACCGCGGACGCGGGTCGCCTCGATGCGGGCGTCACGGGTCGCCCAGCGCTGGATCAGGCCGTGGAATTCAGCCATGAACTCGGGGTTCGTCTTGTAGTGGCCGTAGGCAAGCGCCCAGCTGTTCGGAGCGTCGATCGGGTCAGCGTGATAGATCGTGCGCAGCGTCATCGCGCGCTGACCCTCGCCAGCATCGACGCGGACCTTCTCCTTCGCGACGCCTTCGGCCTCCCGCAACAGGGCCTTGGCTCCGGCAAGCGCATCTTCGGCGCGGTCCATGACGGCGAGGTCCGTGGCTTCCTTCGCCTCGGCGCGGAGGGCCATCGCCTCCTGCGCAGCCACGAGTGCGGCATCGGCGGCGGCTTTCTCACGCGCCTTGCGCTCGTCCTCGGCCCTCTGGAGCCAAGCGGCGGACAGGCGGCCGGTTGCGACAATGGCCTTCGTCAGCTTGCCGTCCGGCGTGCCCTTCAGACCGCTGGCGACATAGCCGTTCTGCCATGCCTGGATTTCCGAGATCGCCTCGTTGTGCGGCTTCTTCTCGGTGGTGGCGTTGTCCTTAACCAGCGCGACAGCGGTCTGCATGTCGCGGTGAAGCTTGCCGACGGCGGCCGCCTGGCCATCGCTCTCTATCGCTACGCCGTCGGCCCAGTTGGCAGCCTCGGTCAGAAGGTCGGCGACGTGCGCGTCAATCGCCGCGCGACCGTCGACCTTCGGCGCCGGAGTTTCTTCGGGCGGGTTGTTCCCGCCGATGACAGCGCGCGGGTTGGCGTCATCGCCCCCGGCAAGCGCCTTCGCCTCGGATTCTGCGGTCAGGCGGTCGACGTGCTCCTGGAGCGCATCGATCTCGGCCTTCCGCTCCGGCTCGCTGCGGATCAGCTCGTTAAGCGCGTTCTTCGCGTAGGAGAACGGCATGGAGGCGATCTCTTTGTCGCCCTTGCTCGACTTGTACATCATGGCTCGGTCGCCTCTCAGTAGGGGATTTCGTCGTCGGCAAGGTCGTTGCCGGTGGCGGTGCGGTTGGTTTCAGCCTTCGCCGCTTCGGCAAGGCGCTGTTCGAGGCGATCGATCACCTCGTTGTACTGGCGGCTGTTGAGCTGGCGCAGGTCCTTGACCTTGTAGTGGTCAATCAGAGCACCGGGCGCGGTGCTGGTGGCTTGCAACAAACCCGCCAGCTTGGACCAAGCGGCATCCGGCATACCCTCGCTGTCGCGGGGTCCCCGGCGGTTGTCCTGCTGCCGCCGCTGCTGCTCATTGTTGCGCTGGCGGCCGCCGCCATCACGACGCTCGGCACCGCGCATGGCTGCCTCCGCGTCATCGTCCTCGCTCGCAATGCCGAAGGCGGTTTGCAGAGAGTAGCGTCGGCAATAGGTGCTCGCAGACCCAAATCCTTGCGGATCGCGCTTATTCACCGGCATGAACGTTTCGCCTGCCGACAGCTCGTCGCCGCTTTCGTGGATGTAGAACGTCTCGATCACCACGCCGTCGGGATCGCGCTTCGGCACCTGTCGATACCAGATGCCATGCTCAGCCACCGGGCGGATCGCCGCAATTACGGAAGCCATGTCCGCGTAAGACGACTTAAAGTGCGGATTTTCAGCGTTGCGCTGCGCACCCTCAACCGAAGCGAGGGCCTTCGCCAGAGCACCAATCATGGACGGTCGAATTTCGGTCACAGCGTTCATGTGCGTGTCCTTGTGGAGTTGCCGGTCAAAGCCCGGCCCATCCGCCGAAAGCGATTTCAGCGGTGGCGAGCAGCGCGCCAGACATGGCGGCGGCGGTCAGAACGAGGGCGAACAGCGCCCATTCGCGGAGGGTGTGGCGGGTGGACATTTCAGCCCTCCCCGCCACGGTTGCGACCCGCGGGCGACCGCAGGAGGGAATAGAGGGCGAAGGCAGCGCACGGCGCCCAGGCCATCGCGCCGAGAACGGCCCACACAGTGAACCAGAAGCCGTCGGCGAACTTGAGCGCGTCCGGCTGCGTGGTGGCGAGGTGCTCGATCCAGACGTTGATGCCTGCGATGCCAGCGACGATCGCGAGCACGGGGATGATGAACCAGCGCATCAGGCGCACCCCTCGTCCATGCCAGCGATCAGACCAGCCTCGAAAGAGGCATTCCATTCGGCGTCGAGCTGGGCCCAACGGGCCTCGCCCATTTCGCGTCGGGCTTGTGCGATCTGCCGGTCGAGTGTGAAGGTCGGCATGCACGAAGGCGTGTTGCCGAGGTGTTCAACCGCGCGTTGGCAGCGGGTGGTGTCGGGGCGGGTCATGCTCGGCACCCCGAAACGAGATCAAGCACGGCGTCGGCTCCGGTGATTGCCGCGACAGCCTCATCGGTAAGGCCGTCGATCTCGCCACGGTTCGAAGCCAGGGCGATGCGGCGCAGTGCGTCGTACAGCGCCACGCCATGTGCTGCCGCCACGACGAACACTTCTCCGTTGTGGTTGCTGTTCTCGGCTGCGTTGATCGCCTTGCGCAGGGTGTCGCAAGCCTTCTCGACCTGTTCGTCAGACGGGCTCATGCTGCCCGCCTCCCCGCATAGTAGGCCGAAACCTCAATGTTGGTGGGGTCTTCAGCCAGCCACAGCGCCAGCTCGTTGGCAGCCTCGTCGAACTCGCAGGGCACGCCCTCAAGCAGGATCTCGGCCTCGCGGACGATGCCCTTATAGATGCTGATGAGGTGGCTATCGCCGGTGTTGGCCTCGATGCGGCCACGGGCGATTGCAACAAGGCTGTTCAGGAACGGACGGGTGTAGCCGCCGGGAACTTCGCAGGCTGCTTCAAGCGACGCGATGTGCGCGTCGTGGAAGCGGTCCTCTGCAATGAAACGGGTAAAGATGCGCATGGCGATCTCCATCGGGGATCCCGGCAGGTCTGCGCTTGCGGCTCACTGCTGGGCTGATGGATGTAGTGTTAGCATTATTGCTGATCAATGCAAACCCCAAATTAGCATCATTGCAAATTTACGCTCTGACAGCTCGCTCGCATCTTCGGCGCAGGGAGGCACCATGTTCACAGAGATTCGGAAGTTGCTCGCGGAGTTTCGCCGTCAACCTGGCGTGGCTGAAGCTGAACGCACATGGGTTCCACCTATGCGCCTGGATGCAAGCGACATTGTTGCCGCCTCCGTACTGCTCTCCGGCCTAACCAAAGGCAGGCCAGAAGACGTGGCTTTCTATGTGGAGGCTTGGCGCGAAGGGGTGTTGAACTATCGCGACCTGCGGAAGCGCGGGACGCCGCTGACGGCAGAGGAGAAGCGCGCGCTTGGCGTCAAGGGACGCGCAATCCTGACACGAGAGTTCGTCGAGACCCTGAATGAAAGTGGCCTATCGGATCCCGAGATGGCGGCGCAAATGATTGCAATGCCCGCCAATCACCGCGCGTCCACAGCCGGCGACTTGCATCGCGCCAAGCAGGCAGGAATGGAGCACGAAAAATTCAGGTTCGGGCAAACCGCCGCCGGGCACTGCACCTATTCCAAGCGGATGAACGGAAAGGTCGTGAAGATCGATGAGGCCGGGCCGCTCCCGGCGCTCGACTGCAAACATCCAGATCAATGCGGGTGCCGCTGGCAAACCCACATGGTCTGAAGTCACATGCGGCGGCCCACCCAGACTAGCTTCCCCACAATATGCACGTCCTCGATCTCGGCGACGCGCGCAGGCACGTCCTTGTTGTCCGATATGATCTCAAACTTGTTGCGACCATCCTCCCGGATGAACCGTAGGCGCTTGATGAACCCCCCGCCTGCGTAATGGAATGCCCAGATGTCGTCTGACATCATAGGGATCTTGTTTCCGGTGTCGAACATCAGCACGTCACTCCGCAACAGGGTCGGCTCCATGCTATCCCCCTGCCCTCCGAAGATCAGGAGGTTTTCGGTAGGCGTCTTTGTGATCGACTGAATGAAACCGAGGTTGAACGGAACCAGATCGGTCGACGGGTAGTCCTCGATCACCGCGCCGTCGCCCATCGCGAGGCGAATGTCGACCTGGCGCACGTAAACCAGATCGTCCACCTTCTCGTGAGGGTCTAGGCGCTCGCCCATCATGCCATGATGATCTGATTGCTCCCGGTTCCAGCCTGGGAAATCAGGGAACTTAGCGCGCAGCTTGTCAATCGTTGGCTGGCTAAGCCGGGTCGTTGCAGTGCCGTTGAAAGGGCGGAGCAACGTTGTTGCGGCGACGCCTATTTCCTTCGCCAGACGGCTCGGCGCCATCCCGGCATACCGGCAAATTTCCTTGATAAAAGCGGTGTCTGCTTCGGTTCCGGTCATGCTTTCGCAATTAGCATCCGTGCTAATGCACAGCACTTTGCAAGATTGCTGTTGCCATGTAGCATTATTGCTAATACAGTTAGCATCATGGACCAGCAGAAAATCATCGCCGCTTTGGAGGGTCGCGCAAGGCGCCTTGGCCTCACCATGTCCGAGGTGTGCCGTCTCGCCAATGTTCATCCGACCACCTTTTCGCGTTGGAAGAAGAGCGAGAAGAACCCCGACCCTATTGGCGCCACCGTCCGGCTGCTGAACGCCATCGACGCAACCCTTGCGGAGCGCGAGGCGAAGAAGCCCCGCAACGCCCGGAAGGTCGCAGCATGACCTGGTTCTACCGCCATATCGCACCCTCGTTCTGCGAGCCGATCACTTGGGGTGATCTCGTGGCGCTCGTGATCGTCATCAAGGTGATCGAGGTGTTCGCATGAGCGCGTCCCGCTTCGTCGTCGGCGTCAATGGCCTCCAGATCGTAACCGTTCCTGCACTTGGTCAAAGAACGTCGCGAGCCGCTCGTTGCAAAGCTGCCGTATCGCGTCTGTTTCATCGGTGTCGTTCGCTGGTCCGCCGTAGCTTGTTCCCGGCAGCCCGGCTTGCCGAACCATCTCAGCAGAAAGCGCAGGGACGTCACCATGCGTAGCACCAACATCCCGCAGGTACATGGCGTAGAGGTTGACCAGCAGGAAGTTGATCTTGCTGAGTTCGGCCCCCAGCGTGACGCGTTCGTTATCCATTCGATTCCTCGTGCGTGTATCGGAACTTGCACGATGGTCGAAGCCGGGGCGGCGTCAAGTCGCCTCGGCGGAGGGTCGGCGCTGTGATCGGCCTCACCGCACAGCAGAGCAACCTGCTCGCTTACCTTCGCAGCTATCTCCAAGGCTCGAGGGGAAAAGCTCCGTCGTTCGACGAGATGCAGGCCGACCTGGGGCTTGCTTCGAAGAGCAGCGTCCACCGGCTGCTCACAGCCCTTGAAGATCGGGGTCACATTCGGCGCCTGCGCAATCAGGCGCGCGCAATCGAGCTGGTCGAGCATTCCGACCTGAGCGCCGTTCCTGTCCGCGCCCTGCTCGCCGAGCTTCGCCGCCGCGACATCCGCCTCGTCGAGGCCAATCCAGAAGTCGTGGAGGCCTGAATGATCGCGCCGCTGCCATACGCTGTTGCCACTGCTCTCTGCGCCATCTGCCGCAAGGCCACCTGCTCGCACTCCGATCTGGAGTTCGCTGGGCTCGTACCCGTCCCAACCCACACCCCGCAGGCCCCTGCCCGCGAGGTCGTGGCCCTGCCCGCCCGGTCTGAAACCCACACCCCCCTCCAAGGCCGGGCGGGCCTTTCTGCTCACAATCAATCTCATGCCTCTGAGGTATCCCATGTCTGAGACGCAAGCTGCGGAATTGTTTCCGATTATTTCACGCGAACAATCGGAGAACGCATTCCGCGCAGCCCTAAACCTCTTTGTCGGCCGCGGGCGCCGGTACAGCTCGAAGGAAGTCCAGATCGGGACCGGTGTTTCGCATCGCTTGATCGACTGCTGCCGGTCCTACCCTTCGGGCCACCCCGACCACCGCCCGATGCACATGGGCGCGCAGATGTCGCTCATGGCCTTCCTCGGACCCGAGTTCACCTCGGAGTGGATCAAGCTCGCCGGACAGGTCGCCTTCCATAAGCCGGAAGGCATCGACCACGACGAGGTCGAGGAGGCCGCCCGCGACTTCCTCGCCGCCAAGGGTAAGGCACACCACCCTGACAGCCCCGGCGGCCGCGAGATTGCCGAATGCGAACAGGACGACTTGGACGACAAGGTCGCCGTTCTGCGTGCGGTCGGTTGATGTCCGGCCCGGCCAGTCTCGACGATCACGAAACCCTCGTGCGCCTCGCTGAAAAGCGTGTCCGCCGCTCGCTGGCGAAGATTGAGGCTGAACAGGTCGAGCTGGCTGCCGCGCAAGTCTCTCTCGAATCCGCCGTCGCTGGCCGGTCCGCCTGGATTGCCGACCGCTCCCGCGACGAACCCATCATGCTTTGAAAGGACCATCTACCATGGCCGCAGTCACAGACGACCGTCTCCGCTTGCTTCTGGAACGCATTGAGCGTTTGGCCGAAGAGGCCAAGGGCATCGCGGACGACATCAAGGACGTTTACGCCGAGGGCAAGGCCGTCGGCTACGACACCAAGATCATGCGCCAGATCGTGCGCCTCCGGAAGATGAAGCCGGATGATCGCCGTGAAATGGACATGCTGCTCCAGACTTACCTCAACGCCTTGGGGATGGAGTGATGCTCCGGCTGTTCCGCCGCGCGCCGGCACCCACCGTCGCCGAGCCGGTCAACCCCGGCCGCGCCCTCAACCAGGTGAAGGCCGATAAGAGCCGCGCTCTTCGCCGGGCCATGACTGACCAGCTGCGCGCGGACCTGCGGGCCAAGGGTCACGAGCGCATGACGCCGATCGACTGGAGCGCACTATGAGCAAGCTCAAGTGCGGCCATCCCGACCGCTACGCCCGCACCTGCGCCGGCTATTACCGCTGCTCCATCTGCGACAACGAGAAACGAAACGACCGCCGCGCCCGGGCCCGCCTGCTTGCCTCGATCGGTGAGGTTAAGTCCGAGCGTACCCGTAATATCGGCGACTATTCCCATATCGCCGATGCGGACCCGATCTTTGGGGATGAAAGCCACGTCGCCCATACCCAGGACGGAACGCGCTCGCTTCTCGTGGCCCTGTTCCGCTCGCACCCTTACGTGTTCGATGCTGCCGAGCGGTCCGGGCGAATGGCGGTGCGACCGTGATCTTGCGCCTCCCTTACCCTGACAAACTCCTTTGGCCGAACGGCCGGACCCGCAGCCCTCACGCCAAGGCGCGCAAGGTGAAGTCGCACAAGCAGATGGCATGGGGCTCCGCTCTCGCCGCGCGCGCTGGCTTCACGCCCTGCGATACCATCGGCCTGCACATCATCGTCCACGCCAAGCGCACCGGCCCTCTGCCTGACAAGGACAACGTCGTCGCTGCCTGCAAGAGCTACCAGGACGGTATCGCCCAGGCCCTCGGTATCGATGACAAGCACTTCGCGACCCCGACGGTAGAGTTCGCCTCCACCCGCACTGGTGAGTTCGTCATCCGCGTCGGAGGCGCCGACCAGTGACCGGCTTCATCGCCTTGGACCGTAGCGCATTGGATCACCCGCTCCTGAAGGATGCGGAGCGCTTCCGTGCGTGGTTCTGGATCGTCGCCAAGGCCTGCTGGAAGCCCACCCCCTACGACGTCAACGGCAAGATCGTTTCCCTTGATCGCGGCCAGCTCTGCGCATCGCGCTCCCAGCTTGCCGATGCATGGGGATGGTCCCCGTCTGCGGTCGAGCGGTTTTTGGTCCGGCTCGAAACCGAACAGATGATCGGACGGGCAACCGGACAGGGCCGCACCATCATAACCGTGTGCAATTACGGGAAATATCAGGACGTCGAAGAGAAGACCGGACAGGCAACCGAACAACCAACCGGACAGCGATCGGACAGCGATCGGACAGCAAAAGAACAAGGAAACCAAGAAACCAAAGATATTCCGTCTCCTATCGGAGACGGGCGCGACGCGCCGGAGCCTTTGGCCCTGGACCTCGCAGGAGCAATCTTCCGCACCGGCCTCAAGCTCCTGATGGCCTCTGGCCACAAAGAGCCCGCAGCCCGCTCGATCATTGGCCGGTGGAGAAAAACCTACTCGGATGGCGCCGTGCTCGCTGTTCTGGCTCGCTGCCAGACTGCCCAGCCCGCGCCTTCGAGCCCGATCGAGTGGATCACCAAGGCCTTGCAGGCCGAACAGCAGCGCGCGGCCGGCCAGGCCCCGCAACCCCAGCAACAATTCCCAGAGCGGGCGTCAGTCCGGGAGATCGGCATGGATCTCGCCGCCCGGAAGCGCCGCGAGCGCGTGGAGCAGGAACAGAGGATCGCAATCGGTGCACGATGAACCCGAAATCGAAATGGCCGCGATGCTGTCGGCAAGCCTCGCGCTTGTGAAGCCCGCTGGCATGACCTCGAAAGAGGCCGAGGACTGGCTGGACGCCGCGTTCGACGCGCTGGCGCACCTGCCGCTCCACATCTTCCGCGACGGCATCCGGGCGGCCCGCCTGACCTGCGACCACCCGTCCAAGATCGTCCCGACCGTGATCGAGGCCACCAAGGACGCCCTGTCCTGGCACAACCGACCCAAGACACCCCCGGTGCTGCGCCTGGTCGCGCCGGAGAAGCTGGGCGTCGGCGAGCCGCTCCCCGATCCGGAAACGCTGATGGCAGGCCTCAAGCGCATCGGGCTCCAGCAGGGCTGGCTCGTCGAAGGCCCGAACGGCCTGGAATGGGCGAAGGAGACCGCGGCATGATCCGGGTAACCCGCCACGCCATCGACCGCTGCAGGGAGCGCGTCCCCGGCATCACCACCGAGGATCAGGCCCGCGCCCTGCTCTCGTCGTCCGCGATCGTCATCGCATGGCGGTTCGGCGCGAAGTACGTCCGCCTCGGTACCGGCCACCGCGTCGTGATCGAGGACGGTGCCGTCACCACGGTTCTGCCCGCCGAGACCCACGTCTGGAAGATGGGCTCTCGCTGGGACCGCATCCGCCAGCACGCCCGGGGATGGGCAAAGCTCTACCGCGAGGACGACGCAGCATGAGCGAAAATCGCAACCTTCAGCTTGGCTTCGTGTCGTTCGTGCTGCTGCTCATGATGGCAGACTCGCAATGCACGATTGCCACGAAGCTGGATCGATTGGCCGACACTGCCGACGCGCAACTCTGCATCGAAGCAGCCAAGGCTGGGATCGATCCGGCCGGCCTCAAGCAATGCAAGGGCATTTCCACCGCTTCAAAGGACGCGCCCGTATGAACGCCATAGCCACCATCATTCCCGCCGGCGCTCCCGCAACCACCCAGGAAGAGTGGATCGATCGCGGCCGCACCCTCGCCGACCAGCGCCGCGACGTAGACTGGCAGCTGGCCGACTGGATGGCTGAAGGCAAGGAAGCCGGATACCTTAACCAGTCCGGTTTCGACTTTCTGTCCGAGAACCTCGGCCTTGCCCCGAAGCGTCTGAAGGACGCGCTCAAGGCCGCGACCACGTTCCCGCCGGCACTGCGCGACCGCACCCTGTCGGTGGACCACTACGCCGCGGTCGCCTCGCTGCCTCAGGACGAAGCCCTGCCGCTCCTAAAGCGCGCCAGCACCGACCACCTGCCAGTGAAGGACCTCCGCGAGCATGTGACCCAGCGCCGATACGAGACCGGCCAGAACTTCGCGGACGACGACACCGACAGCACGCTCTGCACCCTGATCGTCCGTGCATGGAACCGCGCCACCCCCGAAGCCCGTGAGAGCGCGTTCGAGCACTTCAAGCTCGCCGCTGCCCACGGGTTCGCAATCGTAGACGAAGACGAGGCCGCCGATGTCGAAGAGTAAGCTTCTGCCCACCTCCGCACCGAAGCCGATCCCGCCGGAGTTCATGGAGAAGTTCAAGCGCCATGGCTGGCGCCGCGTGGAACAGATCTGGGGCAAGTCGACCGTGCTCGCCTGGCGCAAGGCAATCGGGGCCAAGCGCATGGCCGAGATCCGCAAGCGGTACCTGAAAGAGGAAGCTGCGCGATGAACCGCCCGTACCCACCCCATGACCTCGCCACACTCTCCGATCTGGAAATGCTCGATCGGTTCGTGCCCGCGCCGGACCTGCTCGCATGGATCCGCGCCACGTTCCTCGATGATGCAAGCCCGCTGTTCAACATGGACCACGTCCACCTACGTGAAGCCGCGCTCGGATTGCTCTGGACCAATTGCGACAATAGCCGGAACATGCGCGCCGTCATTGGCCAGGCTGAGCTGATGCCCCCGATGGCAATGGGCAAATGGCAGAAGGCCCGAGCGATCCAGCAGATCGAAGAGTGGTTCGACGGGATGCCCGACTTCCTGCTGACGTTCAGCGCGCCGGCTTCTGCCGGGATGGACGACCCATCATTCTGCGCCCTGGTGGAGCACGAACTCTACCACTGTGGCCAGAAGCTCGACGAGTTCGGCATGCCCAAGTTCAAGCAGGACGGCACACCTGCATTCACCATGCGCGGTCATGACGTGGAAGAGTTCGTCGGCGTCGTCGCCCGATACGGCGCGGAGCCTGCCGGAGTGGCGGCGATGGTCGACGCAGCCCAGCGCGGCCCGCTGATCGGACGCGCCTCGATCGATGGCGCATGCGGCACCTGCCTGAGGGCGGTAGCTTGAAGGGGCTTGAACCGTGACAAGAGCGAAACCCATCCCCGAGCCCGCGAAAGTCGCGATTATCGTAGGGCTCGCCTGCTTCGACAGCATCTCGACCGTGGCTGAGACGATCAAGAACGATTTCGGCCTGAAGGTAAGCCCCCAGGCCATCGAAGCGCACGATCCCACGAAGCGCGCCGGGCGGAAGCTGGCAACCAAATGGAAGGCTCTGTTCGACGCGACGCGGGCCACATTCATCGAAGACACGTCGACCATTCCCATTGCGCACCGGGCCACTCGCCTTCGTGCCCTCAACCGCATGGCCGATCTGGCCGAGCGCCGGGGCAACATGGCGATGGCATCCAAGCTGCTGGAGCAGGCGGCGAAAGAGGTTGGCAACGCCTTCACCAACAAGGTCGACCACCAGTCGAGCGACGGCAGCATGAGCCCGCCGAGCCTGGCCGACTTCTACGCATCGATGCGCAAGCCGCAGGAGTGAACATAATGGCTTGGAAACCGATCAACATCAGCACGCCCGAGAAATGGCATTGCCACAAGGCTTGGCGCTGGGGTGATAGCTGTTGGATCGTGGCGGCCGCGTTCTGCCCGGTCCACTTCTCAGTCGGCGTCGAACTGCTGACCGGATACGGCAAAGGGCTCGCACTCCAAATCGGTCCGTTCTGGCTCGGCGCAGCAGCGAATTTCAGCGATGGAGGTGACGCGTGACCCGCACCAAGAACCAAGATGGACCGGAAGGCGACGTACGGTTCACTGCTTTAGAGACCGCTCTCGCGACAAAACATGCCCACGAGGCGGAGACGCCTTCGCACTCGGTTGCGTCACCGCGGAAGACGCCGATGCTTGCCCTTTATTGGCGGACTGATGGGCCCATCCGAGAGTGAACAGGAGCGGATATATCATCCCGACAAGCCAGCAAGCCGCGGCAACGCTCTGCGATACAAGAGCGACACGCGAATAATCAAAGTCGGTGATTTCTGCCTTATGAAATTCCTCCATTGCATTACACATGACAGTTTGATTGTGATCATTTAATTCGCCATCAAACGTAGCCTTTAGCCATTGCGCCTTTTGCATACGTGTAAAGGCCGATGCGACCTCAGCATTAGCGGTCAACCCAACCCAAAATATCGATGCGGCAGCGAATATAGCTCCTACAATGAACATTGCCGCACTGGTTTTGGCGATGCTGGCGTCGAACCCCAGAAGGGCCACGGCGCTCGACTTATCGCCTAGCAGCGCAGTCAGGCCGATCAGTGCGGCGCCGTTCAAAGTGAGGGCGCCGAAGCGTATCCGACCTTGAAGCGTGTCGCGCTTCTCAACCAGGTATTCAAATCTCTGTGCGGCGAAATCGCTCTGGTCCGAGAAATTAGTGCGGTTGATGCTGTAGATGTCACCGACGGTTAATTGCTCGCTCATTGTGCCCCCGTTTTCGTCCGCAGCGTTTCTGCCCGAACCTCCGTATTGTCGCAAGCATTCGGCGCTTCGGGCAGATAACACTTTCCACCCGAAACATGCCACGTGGCTTCGCCGCCCACGGACGCCTTCGCGACGGATGATTCGACGGGGAAGACTCCGCGTTTGTGATACGGATTGCGCGCCCGACCGGATCGGCACCGTTTTACATATTCGAAGGCACTCAGGATTCCTTAAGGCCCGAGGCGCTTGCTCACAACAGGTGGTGCTATCGCCAGCGATCGCTAGAGCGGTAACAAATTACCCCGGACTTCAGCCATGTAGGAACGCTTCTTGCGATGTCCGCAAGTTAGCCTCCATGAACAAGCTATGGGCCCTCACTGACACATGAGCCCTGCCACCGGATTTCAGACCAGGCCTATCGAGCAGCCCACCGCCAGCATCGGCCATAACGGCGGGCCTACGCTCAACGACTGCCTGCGAGACTTCTGGTTCCGTGCCGACAACGACAATGGCGAGCCGATCCGCAACCGCGTCCTCTACGGCGGCCGTGCGTCGTCGAAGTCGTGGGACGCTGCCGGCTTCGCGATATTCCTCGCCTGCAACACGAAGATCCGCGTCCTCTGCGCGCGCCAGTTCCAGAACAAGATCGAGGAATCGGTCTACACGCTGCTAAAGCAGACGATCGAGCGCTTCGGCCTGCGCCACCAGTTCGACATCCTGGACAACAAGATCCGCCACCGGGGTACCGGGTCGGAGTTCGTGTTCTATGGCCTGTGGCGCCACATCGGAGAGATCAAATCCCTCGAAGGGATCGACATCTGCTGGCTCGAAGAGGCTCACGCGCTGACCGAGGAGCAATGGAAGGTGCTGGAGCCGACCATCCGCAAGGAGGGCTCGCAATTCTGGATCATCTTCAACCCGCAGCTGTCCACGGACTTCGCCTGGCGCCGTTTCGTGGTGAACCCACCGCCGGGGACCATCGGCCGCCTGATCAACTACACCGAGAACCCGTTCCTCTCTTCGACCATGCTGACGGTGATCGACGCCGCACGCTCCGAGGACGAAGACGAGTTCAACCACATCTACCTTGGCGTCCCGAAGGACGACGACAACAACGCCGTCATCAAGCGCTCGTGGATCATGGCCTGCGTCGACGCGCACATGGAACTGGGCATTACGCCCACGGGCCGGAACCGCGTCGGCTTCGACGTGGCTGACAGCGGAAAGGACAAGAACGCCACCATCACGGCGCGCGGCCCGCTGGCCGTCTCCTCGGACCAGTGGAAGGCGGGCGAGGACGAGCTTCTGAAGTCGGCCACCCGCGCCCGCGCCACCTGCGTCGAGAATGACGCTGACTTGGTCTATGACAGCATCGGTGTCGGTGCTGGTGTCGGCGCCAAGGTCAACGAGTTGAACACGCCCGGCGAGACGGTGAAGCACACCGGCTTCAACGCTGGTGATGGCGTGATCCGGCCGAAGGAGGTCTATTCCCGCTCGCACCCGCCCAAGACGAACCGGGACATGTTTGCGAACGCCAAGGCGCAGGCATGGTGGCACGTAGCCGACCGGGCCCGGAACACTTTCAACGCGGTGAAGAAGGGTATGGCCTTCGAGCAGGCGGACATGCTGTTCATCGACAGCGGCATGCCGAACCTCTCCCAGTTGATCGACGAGCTATGCACGCCCAAGCGGGACTTCGACAACGCGGGCAAGGTGAAGGTCGAAAGCAAGAAGGATCTCGCCAAGGCGAACCGCGAGGGCGGCGCACAGCCGTCGCCTAACCTCGCTGATGCGTTCATCATGGCATTCGCACCCGTTGAGGCGAAGGGATATAGCCTCGATGCATGGTGACGGCGGTAAAGATTGCCCTCCCCGGCACGTACCGTCCCGCTATGGCAGGCTCCCCAATTCTCGACGCCAGCGGTGCGCCTATTGCCGCCCCCACCTCATCGCCAGTCCGGCGCTTCGGCGACGGTATCACTGAGGCCATCCAGTTCGCCGCAAGCCCTATGCATCAGTTCGGCAGCGCCATGACGCGCATGTTCGGGCCGCAGCTTGCCTACGCCGCATACTGCGAGAGCGGCATGATGCAGCGGGTGATCGAACTGCCGGCCTCCGACCGCGTACGCGAATGGCGCGACTGGCAGGCTGATCAGGACCAGATCGAAAAGCTGGAGAAGGAAGAGAAGCGCCTAGGGCTCGTCGCCAAGGTGAAGGCCGCCGAGATCTTGCGTGGCATCGGCGGCGGCGCCCTGATCCTTGTCGCGGGTGGGAGCCCCAGCCAGCCCATCAACGTCACCGGCGTTGGCGGCCTCGTCGCGATCAATGTTGTGCACAAGGATCAGATCACCCTCGTCGACATCGACCAGGAGCTGTCCAGCCCGAACTATGGTCTGCCGCGCGCCTTCAAGATCGGTAGCGAGCAGACCGAGATACACCCTTCCCGCGTCGTTTGTTTCCGTGGAGATCCGTTGATGGTCGGCTACGGGGTCGGTCTTGAGCAAGCGTTCTGGGGGCGCTCGCGCCTCATGCGCGTATTCAAGGAAGTGCAGAAGTCCGACGACACGCAGGCATGGTTCGCCGCCCTCGTGCGCAAGGCCAAGCTCCTGCGCATCGGCATCCCGAGCCTCACCGATGCCGTCGCCGCGCCCGGCGGGCAGGACCGCATGAACCGTCGCATGAGCGCGATTTCCCTGAGCGAGAGCGTGCTGAACGCCACCCTGTATGATGCAGGCGACGGGCAGACCCCCGGCGAGAAGATTGACGACTATCAGGTGTCGTGGGCTGGTATCCCCGCGATGATGGACGCGTTCGACCAGCGGGTCGCTGCTGTGTCGGGTATCCCCTTTACCGTGCTTCAGGGGCGCTCGCCGGGCGGAATGAACGCAACCGGCGACCACGACCGCGAGAACTGGAATCGGGAGGTGCAGCAGGGGCAGAACCTTGAGCTTGCCCCGTGCCTAGATCAGATCGACGTCGCGCTGATCCCGTCCGCGCTCGGGTCGCGCCCCGAAGAGATCTGGTACAAGTTCGCCCCGCTGTCCACGCCCACGGAAGCCGAGACGGCCGACGTATTCGATAAGCGAATGGACGCGGTCACGAAACTGCAAGCCACCGGCGCGATTCCGGAGGAGGCGTTCGCGAAGGGCGTTCAGGGCCTGATGACCGAGGAAGGTTATCTCCCCGGCCTCGACCAGGCTTTGCAGGAAATCCCCGAAAACCAGAGGTTCGGGTTGAACCCGGACGACGACGGGACTGACCCGTCTGCCATACAGGCCGAAGGAGGTGATCCTGATCTCGAAGGCGTAGGCGGTGCGAATGGAAGCGTGCCGCCTCGCCGGGCCGCGAACGATGCGGCGCTCGGGTTCTTCACCGATGCCGCCCCTCGCCCGCTCTACGTCCAGCGCAAGCTCCTGAACGGCGCCGCGTTGATCGCCTGGGCAAAGGAGAACGGCTTCAAGTCCACGCTCTCCGCCGACGACATGCATGTGACCGTGCTCTATTCCAAGACAGCGGTCGATCCGATGAAGATGGGCGAAAGCTGGTCCGGCGACGAGAACGGCCGCATCCGCGTGAAGCCCGGCGGTCCGCGCGCGATCGAGCGCTTCGGAGAGAACGCCGTCGTGCTGCTGTTCGCCTCGTGGGAACTGGAGAGCCGCCACCGCTCCATGGTGGACGCGGGCGGAAGCCACGACTTCGATTCCTATCACCCACATATCACCCTGTCATATGAGGTGCCCGATGGCGTCGATCTGACGGCCATCAAGCCTTACGCGGGCGCGCTCGAATTCGGCGAGGAACTGTTCGAGCCGCTGGACCTCGATTGGAAGCGGAAGGTCACCGAGGCATGAGCGGCCCCCGCCTTCCAATCGCCCGTATACGCAACGCCGCACTCCGCCGCGTGGCCATGGTGATCGTCTTTCCGCTGCTTATCCTCTGGCACTTCAACTGGCGGCTTCTCGCTTTTCCGCTCGCAGTCTGCTGGAATGCGACTGAGGCAGCAGTCATTGCCGCCCGCGACAGCATCCGGTCGGATCTGAGCGTTCGATCGATCCGCCTCTTGGCGCTTGGCTGGAAAACCATGTGGCGTGGCTCGCAGGCTGACGCAGAGCCTACGCGCGAGGCCTGACGTGCCCCGCTACAACCTCGCAGCCATGACGCGCCGGGCCAAGCCGGGCATGCGCAAGCGCTCGATCGTCCTGCGCGACATCGATCCTCCGGGAACGCTTGCGACGAACCTCTACCGGGCTGTGTATAACCCTGTGGTTCAAACGTGGGCATCCAGTGCAGAACGCATCATCGCAGCCTACTCGGCTACCGTCTCCGAGATGATCACGGACGCCCCGGCCGACGTGCGCGCCGAGATCGACGGCGCGGCCGAGCAGATCAATCGGCTTGTGCTGCTGCTGACGCCAGAGGTGCGCGACTGGGCGCTGCGAACCGAGCAATGGTTCCGCGGCAAGTGGCGAGGCGCGGTCCTTTCGGCCACCGGCGTGGATTTGGATACCATGATCGGCGCCGGCGACGTGCGCGCCAGCCTGGAGACCTCGATCGAGTGGAACGTTGCCCTGGTCAAGGACGTGTCCGACGTGACGCGCCAGAAGATCAGCAACGCGGTGTTCGACGGCCTACGCAACCGAACGCCGGCGCGCGAGGTGGCCAACACCATCCGGGACACCGTGGGCATGAGCCGGAAGCGGGCGACCCGTATCGCCTCGGACCAGCTCAACAAGCTGACCAGCGCGCTCGCGGACGAGCGGCGGCGTGAGGCGGGCATTGATACCTGGATCTGGCGGCATAGCCGGAAGGCCCACCCGCGCCTCAACCATCAGGCGCGGGATGGGAACGAATACACCGACGAGACGGCGCCGCAGGACCTGCCAGGCCGGCTGCCTTATTGCGGGTGCCGGTCGCAAGCGGTGGTCACTCTGGATTAGTAGTGTGCTGTCCTGGTAGTCTCAAACCTAAACAAATCGATTTTCCGATCCCCAACCGTCTTCGATATGCGCCAGGTTTTGAAACCAGTATTGCCTGCGAGTGGGTCTCGCCGGAGGACATCAGTGTGCCCCAAATCGATGTCTTTGATCACGGGGAACCCATGACCATCAACGCCTTCGACGGCCAGACCGTAGAAATCTCTCGCGATTTTGAAAGCTCCGACCGGTTGGTCAACTAGGGCCGGCTGATACATCGTATCCCAATCGCACTCGAACTCGATGCCCTCTATAATTAGAGCATCTTCGGGATCAACATTTTCCAAAGGAAAGCCTTTCCCTTTTCGATCTCCATCGAGAAAAACGATGTGAGGTTCGCTCCCGCCGGTAAGCAGAACGGAAAGATTGCTGTGCTTGAGTAGGCGCACAAATGCGACATTGCGGACGCCTTTGATGTCCGCGATCTTCGCGATAGTCGATGGAAGAAAAGCCATTGAAATCACCCCTTTCGGGGTCCGACGCTATTTCTTCCGATGACGCTGGTAAACCTGAATTCTGCGCGACAGAATCGTTTGGCAGACTGCTAGCCCGCCGATTCTCAGCATGATAGGATCCCTCATGCCCAAATCACCGCTCGATCCTGCTGCCCGCGCCCTCTGTGAGCTGGACAACAACCCTCCCGGCGCCACCATGGGCGGCAAGCCTCTGTGGATGGATTATCTGCCGGAAGTGCGCGCAGTTCTTCAAGCTATCCGGGAGCCGAGCGCGAAGATGGATTTGGCGGCGGCAGAGTGCGGAAGCAGCGACGTGGCCGATGTCTATCGCGCCATGGTCGACGCAGCACTTGAGGAATATTAGAGAGGCGAACGCTTGAAAGAAGGGGCAAATTGAATGGCGACCAGCGAGCCGAGATTTGACGGCAGTGATGATCGGATCAGCTTCACTGCTGATATCAATGGAAACGAAGTGGCAGTTCACGTCACGCGTGAGACGATAGAGGACCATCTTAGAGTTGAAACGCTCAAGCCTGACGAGCGGTTAGAATTCATCAAGCGCAACCAGAGCCAGATCATTGAGAACGTCGCCTCGTGCCTCCGAGAGGCGGATGACGTTACGGGGATTTCTGTGGGTGATGAGCAGCTCAAGCACTGTCGCTGACTGTCGAGCGTAACGAGAAGGAAAGTTGCTATGCCAGCGCGTGAGATCGCGGTTGTTCCGTTAGGATCAAGATTCATTGTCGTTGATCGACACTTGTGGGACGTGGATAAAAAGTCCGGCGACACAACCTTGATCGGAAAGTCAGGCATGCTCTCAGCACACGAAACCGAGGCTGAGGCAAACGCGGCGCGCGATGCGCTGATCACCCAGCTAAAAGACTGACCGCACGACGGCGGTAAAACCATGCCTCGCGCGCGAATACCGTGCGAGGCATGCAATTTCGGGACAGCCTCACCCTTGACGCACCCCGCCGCATTGAGGGCGGCGCCATGGCCGTTCGCGCACGAGCGGCGCGAACCGGCGTCTATCAGTACGGCGGCTCCGAGGTAGACCCGGACAACAAGCACGGGCTGCGCGATACGGCGCTGGTCAACGTGCTTCGCGACGACGGCACCGTCTTCGACGAGAAGTCCGTCCGCAGCTTCATCGGCAAGCCGGTCACCGACGACCACCCCGCCGCCCCCGTCACGACCACCAACTGGCGCGATCACGCGCGCGGCACGATCATGGGCGCCATGCGCGACGGCGATTACCTCGCCTTCGACCTGCTGCTGACCGATGCCGAGGCCATCGCCAAGGTCGACGGCGGCAAGCGCGAGCTGAGCAACGGCTACAGCAGCGATCTCCAATTCGGTGACTTCACGGCACCCGACGGCACCAAGTGCCAGGCCCGGCAGAAGTCCATCTTCGGCAACCACGTTGCGCTGGTCGATCGTGGCCGCGCCGGTTCCGAATGCGCCATCAAGGACGGGTTCGCCGTCTGCGACGCCCTTCCCTCCAACATTCTCGATTCACTCACTCAGGAGAGCCCTGTGCCGAAGATCGTTCTAATCGACGGGCTTTCCGTCGACGTGTCGAACGCGGACATTGCCGCGACGAACATCGCCGCCCTCATCGCCGCCCGCGATGCCGCAACCGCCAGCCTGACGGCCGCCCAGGCGCAGACCGTCACGGACGCAGCCACCATCGTCGCTAAGGATGCGGAGATCGCCAAGCTCACCGCCGACAAGCAGGCGCTGGAAGCTGCCAAGCCGACCCCGGCCCAGCTGCGCGATGCTGCCAAGGCGTATGCGCAGATCGTCGCCAAGGGTAAGGCCGCTGGCGTCACCGTCACCGATGCCATGGACGAGGCCGCCATCATGAAGGCCGTCGTCGACAAGGCGATGGGCGACAAGGCAGCGAACTACACCGCCGACAACTACGCCACGGCATTCGAGGTCCTGACCAAGGACATGAAGGCCGAAGACAACGCCGTGCAGCCCATCGGCTCGCCAGTTGTGGTCGGTGACGACGCGACCGCCCTCGCCGACGCGCAGCGGAAGGCTTCTGAAGCCCGCCGCAATGCCTGGAAGACCCCCGCCACCTCGGCCGCAGCGTAAGGAGCCACGACCATGGCAATCACGATTCAGACCAACTACGCCGAGGACTACCCCAAGGGCTATCCCGGCATGGTCGCCAACGGCGAAACCAGCAATCGCATCAGCCGCACGGTGGAAACCGCTGCTGGCGCTGCGTTCGGAGCCCCGCTTTATCGCGGTGCCGGTGACCATGGCTGCGTTACCACTGTAGGCACGCTGGCCACGTTCCTGGGTTGGGCCATCGCGGATCGCGGCATCGTCCCGGCCGTTGTAACCGGCGCGGTGGACACCTACCCGCAGTACGCGACCGCGGGCATCCTCACGCTTGGTGCGATCTACGTCACCGTCACCGGCGCAGTGGCCGATGGCCAGGCGATCACGGTCGGCACTGGCGCGGGAGCCGCAGACGGAATCGGCGCCACCGCTGCCGACGCAACCCACATCGCGACCGGATGGATCGCAGACGAAACTGTCACGAACGGCGTTTGCCGTATCGTGCGCCGCTAAGGGGGCAAGCACCAAATGACCGGTCAGATCTTCACCGACGCACAGCAGGCCATCGGCTTCGCGCGTCCCGCTCTCTACCGCACCCATGCGACGGTCTTCGAGGAGAAGTACCCAGCGTTCGAATACGCCAAGTACATTCCCACCAACGAAGACGGCGACATGTGGGATGTCGGCACGATCGTCACCTCGCTCACCGGCCCGGCGGGCAAGGCCGAGTACCTCTCGGGCAAGGGCTTCGACATCCCGAACACCTCGGCCCAGATGGCCCAGGGCGTGTCTAACTTCCACCTTGCAGGTTGCGGCTACGAGCTGAGCCTCCAGGAAGTGAATCGCGCCTCGAAGATGGGCGTGGACATCAGTTCGCGTGACGCCTCGGGCGCCCGCAAGATCGGCGAAAAGTTCATCTACGATCGCGCCATGACCGGCTCGACCGAGAAGGGTTTCACCGGTCTGCTCAACAACGCGACCGTCCCAACTGCAGCTGCGCCCAATGGTTCGTGGGCCACGGCAACGCCGGATGATATGGTGGCTGACATCGACACGGCTTTGACCGATGTCTATATCAACACCAAGGAAACCGAACTGGCCGACACGCTTCTGCTGCCGACCAGCAAGTTCCTTGTCGCCAACCGCACCAAGATGACCGAATACGGCGGCACGGCTCTCAAGTATCTTTCCGAGAACAACGCTTATACGGCCATCACGAAGCAGCCGCTCAACATCATGCCTGCGCGGGAACTTGAAACAGCAGGTTCGGGCGGTAGCTCCCGTATCGTAGCCTATGCCCGCAATCCCGGCGTGCTGGAATTCTTCCTGCCGGGCGCGTTCACCTTCCTGCCGCTCCACCCGCTGTCCTCGATGTCCTGGCGCGTCGACGGCATCATGAACGTGGGCCAGACCGAAATCTATCGCCCCAAGGGCGTCAGCTACCGGGATGGAATCTGATCATGAAGAAGCTCACGAACCACACCCTCGGCCCTCGCGGCGTGAACACGAAGGGCGGCACCGTCTGGATCGAACCCGGCGAAGCCGTCGAGATCGACGAGAAGGAAATCGTCGGTTCGCTTCCGGATCTGGGCAAGAAGTCCAGTGCCTCGGCCCCGGGGGAAAGCGAAGAAGTGAAGGCGCTGATCGCCCAGGTGGCCGACCTCACCAAGCAGGTCGAGGCGCTGGAAACCGAAAAGGCCGAACTGGCCGAACTTGGCGAGGAATCGGCCAAGGAAGTGGACGCGCTCCAGAAGGCGAACGCCGACCTCACCAAGCAGGTCGAGGCGCTGAAGAAGACCACAGCCAAGTAATCCACCGCGGCCGCGACACATTGGGGCCGCCCTAGATCACCGCGAATTCCTCTTTTTGGTGATTGATTGTCTCATTTGCTCAGGTAGACATGTCTTTGCGACCCGAAGGACAAAGCTTGCGAGTCCTTTCTACCTAGCCCGGACTGGCTCAGCTCGTCCGGGCTATTTTTTCCTCGCTGCGATTGATGAAGTTCTCGCAAAAGTGATTGCTTCATGTCCAAAAAGTAATTTTTCATGTCCGTAATGATCGGCTAAGGGCTCTGCAAGTCCTGCGGGTCGCACCACGGACGCGCCGGTGGCAGTTATTCGTCACCGGCGCAATTAGCACATCGAAAGCGGTAAGGCTTCGGTGGCCGTGCTCGCATTGTACAGCATGCCCTACTCTCGTCTCCCGCTCGATCAGTTCAAAGCCCTGTACCCAGCGTTCTCCACGCTGACCGATGAACCATACGCGGCTTGGGCGACCAAGGCCGAGGCGCGCGTCGGCGAGAACTACGGCGACGAGCAGCAGGACGCGACCGAGCTTCTGACCGCGCACCTGTTGGCGCTCAACGGGATTGGCGGTGCACCGGGCGCGGCGATGCTGGCGGCTACCGGGGCGATCAGTTTCAAATCGGGCACCTTCTCGGCCAGCGTGTCCGATTCCGTCGTCGCCCAGCGCGCGAAGGGCGGGTACGCCGCGACCACCTGGGGGCAACAGTTCGCCGAGATCCAGCGCCGGCTGTTCGGCGGCCCTCGCCTGGTCGGATTCATCGGGACGCCCTGCTGATGCTGGACCAAGCATTCGCCGATATCGGCCTCGCCTTCTCGCAGTTGCTCGGCGGCCCTTACCATTCCGCCCAGACGATAGAGCAAACCGATCCCGTCTATGACGATGGCGGTTCGATCATCACGCCGGGAGGTGTCGCCCACCGCTCGTGCAGCGTCCAGATCGATGTCGCCACCCAGGCGATGCGGGAGGCCGAGGGCTACGTGGACACCGATGTCCGCTTCATCGTCCTCGCTGCCACGCTCTCCGGCGAGCTGGGCACGGAAGCGCGGGTCGAGGTGCTCGATGGCCCGTTTGCCGGGACGTGGTCCGTCTCATCGCTGGAGCGCGATCCCGTCGCGGCCGGATGGGTTGGCACTGGGCGTAAGGCCTGATGGCGAAGTCACGTCTCATCGGCGCGAAGGCGCACTCGGGCCGGCTCAAGAAGCTGACCGGCCAAGCCATGGTGCGCGAAGTGGGTAAGGCCCTGTTCGCCGCGGGTGAGCTGATCCAGGTCGAGGCTCAGATTTCGATCACGGCCGGGGCGGTGTCAGGCAAGCAGCACAAGCCATCGGCTCCCGGCGAGGCGCCTAACAACGACACCGGCACGCTGGCGGGCGCGATCGAGACGAACCAGGTGGCGCCGCTCGTGGTCGAGGTCAGCAGCAATGCGCCTTACGCCGCTGCGCTGGAGTTCGGCACCTCCAAGATGGATTCCCGCCCATACATGCAGCCCGCCCGAGACGCGAAGCGCCGAGAAGTCGAGCAGCTCGTCCGCCGCGCCGTCGACAAGGCCGTCAAATCCAGCAAATCGGGAGACACATGATGCAGACCGTCACTTTCGCCCGCGAGTATCGTCATAAGCTGGATGAGCTGCGCGAGGCCGTCTATCCTCCTGGCGAGATCGAAGTGACCAACGATGTAGCCACGGCCGCCAGGAAGGCCGGCGCTCTCAAGACGGCGCCAAGGAAGGCCAGGGCCAATGGCGAATGACCTGCTGCGCGCCACGGAACGCGCGGCGATTATCTCGCTGAAGGCCGATGCACCGCTTGCCCAGATCGTTGCGAAGGTGTCGATCGATCCCGTCGCCGAGGCTCCCGCTTGGCCGTTCATCCGCCTCGAAGGAACGCAGTCCCTGCTACAGGGGCGAGGCTGTACCGCCCGCGCCGAGGTCTCGTTCCAACTGCATTCCTTCGCCAAGCCGATCTACAATGGCGCGGGAGCAATGACCAAGACGGCACGCGACCATGCCGGAGAGATCAACACTGCGGTCGTCGAGGCACTCCATGGCCACGCCTTTGAGGTCAGCGGCCGACGTTATCAGTTTATGGTCCAGTCCTCACGGCTCATGCGCGACGGTGCCGAGGCCGACGCGTGGCACGGGATTGCGTTTGTTCGTGCAAGGGCGTTCCAGGGCTGATACATTGGCGGCATGGACGCCCCTCTCGCCGAACGCATGCTGCGCGCCTTCCTGACGCAGATGATCCGCACCGAGGCGGTCGATCCCGACGATATCCTAGACGCGGCAGATCAGCTCGATCGGGAGGGCGACGAGGAAGCGGCCCACGCCTTGCGCTGTTTGATCGTGAAGGCCGCTGCGCCGGAGCCATCCGATTGGAACGCCGACCGCGCCCGCGGACGTTTTCGCACCATTGACGGCGGTAAGGCGAACGACTGACCCGCCCTACCCTCCAGCAAACCATGCTGGAGATTGCCCGTGTCCGAGCCGAATAGCGCCGACTTCGCCCTCATCAAGATCAAGACCGCCGACGGCCCTCCGGTCGTAAAGACGCTGATCTGCGGGATCGAGGGCGTGACGATCAATCGAACTGCCCAGACCAACGAGACCTATCGCCGCGACTGCGCCAAGCCCAATCGACCGGGCACCCGCAAGCTGCGCGTCACCGGCTCGTCCTGGTCGATCGGTGGCACCGGCTCCGACAACATCGACCTTGAAGAAGAGATGACCGATGCGTTCGGCGTCCGCAAGGAATACGACATCGAGCTGTACCGCGACGACGGCACCGATGCCGGCGATCTTATGGGCACCTATGCTGGTACGGCGCTGATGACGACGCGTAATCAGACCTACTCGCAAGATGCCTCCGGGACCGCCGAGGTTACGCTGGAAGGTGAAGGTGCGCTCATTTGGACTGCCGCCGCCTGATGCCTGACACCGCCGTCACGCTGGCCTTCGGGGACGGCGACTATCGCTTCTGGCTCGGTCTCCCTCAGGTGGTCGAGCTGGAACGCAAGTGCGGGGACAAGTCCGTCTTCGCGATGTACGATGCCATGGGCGCAGGTCTCGGCATCGACGGCGCCACCCCTGTCTATCTGGGCGGCGGGTCAGCCATGGTAACCGAGATACGCGAGACGATCCGCCTCGGCCTGATTGGCGGAAAGTCCGGCATGGTGGACGGCGCGGAGATCGAGGTCGGCCCACAGGCTGCGCGCGAACTGGTCGAGGGCTACGTCTTCCCGAACCGGCCGATGGTCGAGGGCCTTCACGTCGCCTGGTCGATCCTGCACGCTGCCATCGTCGGCATCAGCTTAAAAAAAGCGCCCGGCGCGGGGGAGGTGCCGCTGGCCCCCAGCCCCTCCGAAAAGGACAGCTGATCGCCAACTGCGGCGGGATGCACCTGGATTGGGAAAGACTATCGCTTTCAGGCTACTTCGAGGCGCTGGAAGCCCACAACGAGGCGCATTCACCTGACGCTTCGGCGTCTCGGGCGCCCGGCGATCCTGATCGGCTTCGGAGGTTTGTGGACGCGCATAGGAGTTAGCAATGAGTAGTGAGCGATTCTATGCAATTATGATGCTTCTGACCGGGATAGCTTTCTATTCAGGCTGGAGTGCCTGCACCCTGATAACCTTGTCGCGCAGGGTTCGCGCGCTAGAAGACACCATCAGATCAATCTGGAAATTCTGAAGGCTATCGACGACGACGGAATACCGACCGGTGCTGTTGCCAGGGATGTGCCAATTTATAACGCGCGGTGTTGGAAGGAACACCCGTTGATGGCTGATTATTGAGCCGCCATCGTCGTACTCGGCGTTGTCATCGCCTGCGAGGCTAATGCCACCGGCCGTCTTTATGCGCGTCACTGTAATATCTTCACTGGTGCGCGCTACAATTTCGATGACGCCGGAGTACCCGCCCGTTCCCGAAGCGAAATCTATGCAGCGAACGTTTGGAATGACATCTCGCTGACGATCCTTGCGGCCAATCCAGAAGCCAAGTGGTCCGGCCGCAAGCCCCCACACGCCGGTGAATATAGCCCACCAATCTACTGCCATGCATCCCCCTGATTCGACACCCAACTATGGATCAGGGATCATCAGGGAGTCGAGGGCGGCTCTAGGGCCGCCCTTAGTTGCTACGATATCGGCGCGGTCACTGGCTTTTTGTATTTGCCGCATGCGACCTGCGCGGTGAGGTAAGCGCTCGACCCTTTCACCAGCTTTCCAAACTCATCAGGTGGCTGCTGGGACTTTTCAGCAGCAGCGCGGGTATCACCGGAACCAAGATAGCGCACTAGGCCCTTCTCGCACTGAAACTCTCGTTTCGAGTACACGCTCCCACTTTGGGAACTGTCCCGCCGGGAAAGGGCGACCACGTTTCCGTCAGACAAAACACTCGCCTTCAGTAGAAAATAATCCGCGTTGTCCGCCGACGGGATGCGGTCGCCCGTCTCATCCGCGGGATGGGACGGCAGGGGTGAGGATTCGCTTACCGCCTCGCGATCTGGCTCGGGGCTTGATGGCTGGCAGGATGCAGCTGCTAAAGCCAAGGCTGGTAGAAGTAGTATTCTCATGGTCCCTCCGGATGGCGGTAAATTCGTTCAGGATCGCAAATAGCATCGGATGATGCCAGAGATAGATCCCGTTATCGTCCAGCTTCGCGCTGATGTTGCAAAGTATCGCGCGGACATGGAGCAGACCGCTCGCCGTGTTAACGAAAACTTCAACAGCCAAGCTCGCGCTGTGGTTCGACTTGAGGACCAGATTAAGGCGTCGTCCAATCAAATAAGCTCGAGCATGCGCTCGCTTACGGCGTCGCTGGCGACAGGATTTTCCGCAAAAGAAGTCGCCAATATGGCAGACTCTTACACTCGCTTCACGAACCAGCTCAAAGTGGCTGGTTTGGAAGGAATGAACCTCGCCGCCGTTCAAGATCGCCTGTTCAAGGTGGCCCAGCAAAACGGCGTCGAACTAGAGGCTATCGGGACTTTGTATTCTCGGGCTGCGCAAAACCAGAAAGAACTGGGCGCAAGCAGCAGTGATCTAATCGCCCTGACAAAGGCCGTGGCCGCCTCGCTGCGGGTTTCCGGGACCAGTACGCAAGAGGCTTCAGGGTCGTTGCTCCAGCTCGGCCAGGCGCTCGGGTCGCCTCGGGTTCAAGCCGAAGAGTTCAACAGCCTGCTCGATACGATGCAACCGCTGCTCCGGGGGGCAGCAAAGTACATCGATGGAACTGGTAATTCACTCGCTGGCCTCACGGCCAAGATCAAGGACCAGAACGGACCCGGCGTTTCGAACGTCGAACTCTTCCGCGCCATCATCCGCGCGATGGAGGATCTGGAAAAGCAGGCGGATTCCACCGCCCTCACTATCGGGGCGGCCTTCACAAACCTTACTAACTCGCTCACCAGATACATAGGGGAGGCCGACAAGGCGAATGGTGCTTCGGCGGCCATAACGTCTGCCCTCAACACGTTGGCGGAAAACTTAGACACTGTTGCCGAGGCCCTCGCTGTCATAGCTGGCGTCATGGGTGCCAAGTACGTCGCCGCTGCCGCCCAAGCGGTGATTGCCAGCGGTGCCGTGTCGACGGCCATCTTTGCCATTGAGGCTCGGGCCATCGGTGCTGCGACCACAATGGAGGCCCTTGCTCTCACCGGACGCGCAGCAGGCGGGACTTTGCTTGCTGCCTTCGGCGGCCCGATCGGCGCAGCTGTCCTCGCCTTGGGCGCCGGCATCTACGCCCTTACCAAGTACACCGAGGGCGCCGCGAAAGAGACCGACGAGTACCGCGCAAAGGTCGAAGATGCTGCCAAGGCCGACGAGACTGCAAGCAACCTCTCTTTGAAACTCGCAAGCGCACGCGGAGCTGAACGCGTTGCCGTTGAGGCAGCAGCGCGCGCGGAGATCGAGCGCACCAAGCGGACAATCGAGGCAGCGAAGGCCGACGTAGCAGCAGCCAAGGCTGCATTGGAAAAGGCTAGGTCCCTCCAGGCCGCCCAGAACACAGCGGCGGCTAGTGCCGGCGGGACCGTGCCGGGGGCAACCGCCGGGATCATGCGCCTGACCGGCGAGCGCGGCGTGAACCAGGCGCAGAATGAACTGGCCAACCAGCAGAAGCTGCTGGATGGCGCCGAGGCGCGTCTCCGCACTCTCGAAAGCTCGCTCGTTGTTCCGTCTGCTGGCGGCACTGGTAGCGGAAACTCCGCCAGTTCAAAGGCGCTTGCCAAGGCGCAAAAGTCTGCCGCTTCGCATGCTCAGCGTAGAGATAGGTCCGAGCAAGAGCTTTCCCGCCTGGCAGTAGAAGAACTTCAGGCGCGGCTCGACCTCACTACCGACGCGAAAGAGCGAGCCGACCTGCAACAGGACATCCTTGCCGAAGAGCGCAAGCAACGCGTCGCCGATATCAATCAGGACGAGGACCTTTCAGCCGCCCAGAAGAAGGCAGCGCTGGCGAGGATCGCAAAGCTATACGGTCCGCCCGCAGCCGACAGCGGGGATATTCCAGTTTCGCCCGGCCTCTTGCAGCAGGCCGTGACTCGGCAGAAGGAAGAGCAGCTTGCCCGCGAAGCCCTTGACCGTGCACAGGCGGGGGCTCAGAACGATCAAGATTTGCTCCGCGCTCAGGCAGACCTCGCCGTCACCCGAGCCGATCGCCGCGAGATCGAACTCAAGCTGCTCGACCTGGCGTATGAACAGGAGCGTGCTGAACAGCAGGCGGTGATCGACAGCGCCACGGCATCCGACGCGCAGAAGCAGATCGCCGACGCGCGCCTCCGCATCCTCGACCAGCTCAAGGGATACGATGCCGAACGGGTCGGCCGACAGTACGAGTCCCCTCTGGAGCAGCGCCGCCGCCAGGCACGCGACACCGCAGCCAACATGTCGGATGCTGTCGAGAATATCGAGCTCAATGCTGTCGACGAACTGACCGATGGACTTGCGCGGGCGTCGACCGAATTCATCAAGTTGGGCGGCGTCGCGGGAGACGTCCTCAACTCGATCATCAGTGATTTCGTCCGTCTTGCCGCGCAACAGGCGATCTTCGGCAGCCTCGGCGGCGGATCGGGCGGGAGCCTCCTGGGTGGTCTCGGGAATCTGCTCGGTATCTCCGGCGCACGCGCAGCCGGCGGCCCGGTCAATGGCGGGCAGACCTATCTGGTCGGCGAGAACGGACCCGAATTATTCCGCGCTTCGTCGAGCGGCACGATCGTCCCGAACCACCAGCTGAACGCGACCGCAGCGGCGTCGATGACCGGCGTTCGCGCGGCGGTGTCCAACTCCACCGGCACCGTCGCTCAAGCGCTGCACTTTGATCTGCGCGGCGCGGTGGTGACAGAGGATCTGCTGACCCAGATGAACCAGATGGCCGAGCAGGCGGCGATCCAGGGTGCTCAAGGCGGCCGCGCACTCGCAGCCAAGGATCTCAAGGCGACCCTTCGCCCCCGCATGTGACGGCGGTAATTTGAGGGCAGGCCAAAGTCTACCCTCACGGCATGGCCGAAATCCCCATGCCCGCCGGTGACCTTGAAGACGTACAGATCGAGCTGGACCAGAACTTTCAGGTCAATCGCTCGGAATGGACGGGGCGCCGCCGTGTCAGCGGCATGCCCGGCGCGCAGAAATGGTACGCCAGCGCGATCGTCGACATCGCGACCGAGGACGAAGAACGGCCTTGGCGTCTGTTCTTCCTGAAGCTGCGGGGCCCGGTCCATCGGTTTCGCTTCCCTGTGGCGTGCAGCCAGCGTGTCGGCGCGAACCCGACGGTCCGCGCGGGCGCGAACCCCCTGACCACCCTGCCCCTTCAGGGCCTGCCCGCGAACGCCACCGTTCTCAAGGGCGGGCAATCCATGACGGTCCCCCTCCCCTCTGGTCACCACCGCCTCGTGATGCTGACCGAGGACCTGGTGACTAATGGCGCTGGGCAAGCGACGGCGACCTTCGTGCCGGAACTCATGGAGGTTCCGGCCGAGGGCACCACCGTGGAAACGATTGCCCCGTACCTCCACGCCTCCTTCGATGCCTCGCGCCAGGGCTGGAAGACAAGCAACGGCGTGACCGCCTTCACCATCACGGCGGAGGAAGCGCTTTGAGCCGCCCCGACGCCGCCGCAGCCGCTGCCCTTGACGACGACGTCATCCGCCCAGGCTTCTTCGCCTTCCTCGACATCGAGGGCAGCCCCGTCCGCTTCAACACGCTGG